GATTATATCGAACCCAATCCTAACTTCTTGCTAAAGAAGTATTTATTAAGCGACCATTCTGGGCGCACTCGCATAGATTTGCGTGGTCTCAATGTTCGTATGCCCCAAAATACGGCTGACGCTCTCGATTGGCATCCCTTTGCTGAGAGCCAGGGTCGCAAACCCATGCCTTGAGATATGGAACAGAATACAAGAAGCAAGTAGATGAAGGGATGAGAAAGAAAAACGTAATTGGTTGAATATGAGCAGAAGTTCTGTTTTTTGCTGAGATAATGGAAAGCAAAAATGGACAGGATATTGCAGGTGTTCAGTTACCAGAATGTTAGCAGCCCAGTTACCTGAACCGAATAGGTAACAGACTGAACAATAAAGAAACTGTCACAGAGGCTATTATTCACTGTTTGTCAGCATTTTGCATATCAAAGGACGCTTATAAAACAGGTAATTTTGCCATTAAAAAATAAGCGTATGAAAGTAGAAAAATTCAAGGTGTTGCTCTACCTGAAAAAGAGCGGTCTTGACAAACTCGGAAAGGCTCCGATAATGGGGCGAATAACGGTAAACAATACAATGGCGCAATTCAGTTGTAAGCTGTCATGTACTCTGGAGTTATGGAATCCAAGAGAAAGCCGACTGAATGGAAAGAGTAAAGAAGCCGTTGATGTTAATGCAAAAATTGACCGGCTTTTGCTTTCGGTCAATTCTGCATTTGATTCACTTGTAGAACGTAAGATTGATTTTGACGCGACTGCCGTAAAAGAGCTTTTACAGGGAAATGTAGAAACCCAGATGACTCTGTTGAAACGGCTAGATATGCATATAGAGGATATGCGCTCAAGAATCGGTATTGATGTAGCTAAAAGCTCCATGTCAACATACATTTACACCCGCAGGTATCTTGGCGAATTTATTCAAAAACGATTCAAGACAAGTGATGTTGCTTTTGGACAGTTGAATGAACACATCCCATGGGAGTTTCAGGATTATATACTGAAGGACAAAGGACTTGCGGTAGATACGGCAAGACATTATCTGGCCATCCTGAAGAAAATCTGCCGGATGGCGTTCAAGGAAGGACATGCGGAGAAGCGTTATTTTGTGAATTTCAAACTACCCCAAGAGAACCGGAAACCACCACGGGCTTTGAGTCGTGAGGATTTTGAGAAGATCCGTGATGTCGTAATACCACCGGAAAGAATCACTCATAATATAGCCAGGGATTTGTTCCTCTTTGCCTGTTATACAGGAGTCCCGTATGCGGATGCGGTTTCAATCACTAGAGATAATATATACAAGGACGATAAAGGCGACTTATGGTTAAAATACCTGAGAAAAAAGAATGAATATCAAGCCCGTGTCAAACTGCTTCCTGAAGCTATTGCTCTTATAGAAAAATATCGTTCTGAAGACAGGAAAGAGCTTTTCCCAATGATATACCATCCCAATATGAGACGACATATGAAAGGTTTGCGGGATCTGGCAGGTATAAGCTGTGATTTGGTCTATCATATGGGAAGACATACCTTCGGAAGTCTGATAACCCTTGAAGCTGGTGTCCCCATCGAAACAATCAGCAAAATGCTGGGCCATACCAATCTGACAACTACCCAGCTTTATGCAAGGGTAACTCCTAAAAAACTTTTCGAGGATATGGACAAATTTATCAAAGCTACAAGTGATATGAAACTGATATTATAAAATTAAAAAAGAAAGAATCATGAGAAGTACATATAAGCAACTGTATTATATAAACCGCAGTAAAGTCAAATCTGACGGGACCACATCAATTATGTGCCGTATTACAATAGACGGAAAGGCTGTTGTATTATCGACCGGGTTGTATTGTCAGCCGGAAGAGTGGAACAGCAAGAAAGGAGAAGTCAAAAACAACAGGCTGAATGGAATGCTTGGTGAATATAAAAAACGCGTAGATGAAACTTATGCTGAACTGTTGAAAGTAAACGGTGTCATTAGTGCTGAATTGCTGAAAACAGCCATGACTGGAGCTGTCGGTATCCCGAAGTATATATTACAGGCAGGAGAGGTGGAACGGGAAAATCTAAAAATCCGTTCCATTCAAATAGATTCAACTTCCAGTTACCGGCAATCAAAAATGTATCATTACTACTTGGGTGAGTATATCCGTTCTCTGGGTAAGGAGGACATGCTTTTTACAGATATTACCGAAGAATTCGGTATTAATTACGTTTTGTATCTGAAAACAAATTACCCTCATAAGTCGTCATACCGGAACCATTGTCTTTGTTGGCTGAAACGCCTGGTCTATCTTGCTGTGGACAACGGAATTTTGAGATATAATCCTTTGGATGATATAAAATATGAAAAGAGGCTACCCGCAAAGCTTATGTATATAAGCAAGAAACAACTTCAGGAGATAATGAGCAGTCCTAAACCAGATCCATTACAAGAACTGGCAAGAAGGACCTTTATATTTTCATGTTTTTGCGGTTTGGCTTATGTTGATGTACGCAATCTTTATCCGCATCATATTGGTACAACTGCAGAAGGGCGGAAATATATCAGAACTTATCGTAAGAAAACAAGCGTTGAGTCGTTTATTCCGTTGCATCCGATAGCAGAGCAGATAATATCCTTGTATAATACGACAGATGACAGTAAACCCATTTTCCCGTTACCAATACGTGATATGATTTGGTTTGAAATACATGAGTTGGGATTTTCCCATCAGTTCAAACATAACCTGTCATATCATCAAAGTCGTCACACTTTTGGTACCCTGATGGTCTCTGCAGGGGTTCCTATGGAAAGCATATCCAAAATGATGGGACATACAAATATCAGAACGACACAAGGATACGCAAAAGTTACAGATGACAAGATTTCAGAAGATATGGATAAGCTAATGAAGAGAAGAAAACGTATATTTAATAAATCTTCATTGCTTGGAGATTTATAATGTAAAAGAGATTTTTACCTAGATTCTTATTTGAAATGAGAAATTAGGGAAATCTGACTCTAAATATACAAGAGCTGCCAGTAAGTTGAGATTTACTTATAGTCTGGGAGCTCTTGTCTTATATTTAACTTATATGATTTCGAATAAATAGCACATTTTGTATGTTTATGCTAATAGAGCCAATGCCTTTGTAATAATTGGCGTTAATTGATTGGCGGCAATACCTGTTGCAATTCCTTGTATTGCATTAAATGCTATTCTCAATGTCTTTTTAGCCCAAGATGGTTTATTACATTCTTCTGAGATGGTTTCAACTGCCATCTTTAAATCCTCATTATCAATGTCTTTTGTCGCTTTTATAAGTTCTGATACTAATTCTTTAATTTGTTTTTGTTGATCAGGATCAGATATGCATAACACACTGTTATTTTTAGAAATATCTCCTGTATTTACAGTCCCGTCCCCTGTGTTCGCAACTACCGAGTTTATATAATAATTGTTCATGATATTTTTTATTTCATTTTGTCCTTCTATTTTAGAGAAATCGACACCTGCATCAATTTTTTTATCAAGATCAAGAAAAAAAGATAATAGTTTTGATTTGAAAGTATCCACAATATTAGCTAAAGAAGATACAGGAATTTCTTGCCAAACTTTCTCTACATTTCCTCTTACATATTTCCCAACTTCGGGATATGCAATAACTGGAGAATTAATTGAAACATGGCCATTTTTATTTGAACTACAAATATTTTCTATTTCTGATAGAGAATTAATAATGCGTGCATGGCTCATACAATCGTTAATAATTTCATTTTCAAATATTCCAGGAGGGATTGTACAGCTTTGGGATAATCCAATATAAGGCTGAAATACGTTAGCTTTAACTATAGCTCCTAAAACTCTATAATCTGGAAGATTTTTAGCATCGGAATATCCATTTTGCTCACTTTTTATCCACTCTTCAAACTCCTTATTATTTAATTGAGATGCAACAATTTGAGTTTTTAGCAATATCCCTTTAATCGGCTTGTCATCTCCCAAATCTTGAATAATCTTATCAATTATATCTTTAATCATTTTTATATAATATGTTGTTATGTAGGTCGGCGGCATTGCTGCCGCTTTCCCCATTAAGAACTGTACGTGCGACTTTCACCGCATACAGCTCCGATAATTCTAAATTTAATTCTCATAAAATTAAATCGGCTCATAATCATCTTTTGATGACTTGTTTCCGAT